CTTCTTTTTCGGCTTCGATAGTTGCTAGTTTTTGACCAAGTTCTTCAACTTGTTTCTTAACTGCATCATGTTCAGCAGTTACTGTAGCAATTTTCTCGTTAGCAGCTTTGAGTTCATTTTCTTGAGCAGATTTTTCTGCCAAGAAAGTTTCATTAGCTTTTTTGAGCTCCTCTGCAACAAAGTCAACAATAGAGCTGGCTGTTACTTCTTTAAGGAGACTATCTGTAATATCTTCGATTTTGGTTATTTTCATATATATCCTCTCTTTTTTTACATCTAAACTTTCCTCTTGGGAAATATTATTTTTTGAAGCTAAAACTGGTTCTTCACCAATTACAGCTTTTTCTTCCTCTTTTAGTTCAACTTCATCAGAGCTTTTATTGGTTTTTAATTCAACTTTAATAGCTTCTTCTGGAGGTGTTGCGACACCTTGAACATCAGCAGCTGGATTTAATGTAAATCCAATGCCGAGAGGAACAACTTTACCTAAAACTTGTCTATATACTGATTTGTCATCTCCTAATTTACCATTTCCACCAAATCCTCTTAGATAATCTTTAATCTTTTCTACTTCTGCAGCATCAGATACAATAGTAGCATTTTCAATATTCTTTTCGCCATTATCTAATACTACAATATTGTAATCATTAAATCCAAGTTCCCAACTAGCTGAAATAGTCATGTAATTATCACTTGTTGGATCGTTAGATTCTTCAATTTGATCTGCTAAATCTTTATCAACTACTTTCCAAATAACTCCACCAAGAGTAATATTAAATGGAGTTTTCATGGATTTAATATCAGCTTCTGCTAGACTTTCATTAGATCCAAATTTACTAAAATTAGCAGATAATATACAACCAATAACTTGTTTGCGGTTATGTTCAATATTAATTGGTTTATTAACAAAATTTTTAGCAATCTTAGCGGCAGTTTCGCCATCAATAACATCGCCATTTTTATTTACTCTATTAACAACACAAGCATCAAAAGCAACAGGAAGAAGATCAACATTATCTTCTGTGTTGATATCTGGTAAGAATTTTCTTAATTTATCGAGTGAAGCAACTGATAAATATTTATCTTTATCTTCACTAACTACTGGACGAATTTTAATATTCGCAAAAATTGATTCAAATTTAAATTTTTGTTTTTTCATATTTCAAATTTACCGTTCCCAAATATTACACCATCTTCCTCATCATCGAGATATAATTCGTCTGCGGAAGTAAAATCAAAATCATTTAAATTATATTCTTTTATGTCTAAATCTGCTTGTTCAAAATCTTCATCAGAAGGCTCTAGCATAGCTTCAATTACAATTTCTGTTTTAGCTCTAGCAATATCACTATCAGCTTTACGATAAGCATCTTTAACTGATTTTCCACTTACCATTCTAAGAAACATATTTACTCTCGCCATAGCCCATCCACCCCTAGTCATTCCCGGCCTATGAGAAGATGAAAATGCACCAGCTCCACGACGATAAACTTTTTTAAGTTGTCCAAGTGTGACTTTTTTACTATATTTTGAATTATGTTCTTTTACTTTATTTTTGAGAGCTTCAATTACTTTTTTAGAAAATTCAATAGCTTTATCACTTTTTGTTCCTGCGCTACCGGGTTTATTGCGAGATGATCCTTTACGTTTTTCGGATGGTTTTGATGGTGTTTGAGCAGCAGATTTTGGACCTTTTCTTTTTGCGCTTAATTCAAAGCCATATTGTTCAGAATTATAATTCATCCTATATATATTATACACTTATAGAAAGAATATTTTTAATTAATTTTAATTAACCTAAAGATATATTTTGCGCTATTGTACTTAATAATAGATTTTTTACTGCTAAATGTTCTCCGCTAGATAATACTCTAGAGAAAGCTCCTGCAAAACTATAATAACCTTGACTTTTTGAACCAAGCGATTTTCCATCTGGTGTTAAATCTATCCATCCACCAATACATCCAGTATGTTGATCACATGGATAATATGGATATAATGGTTGTCTAATGCAAAAACTTGGTAAAACAACTGCGCCAGTTTGCGTAGTAACTTGAATAAGTCCATCTTTATAAATATTTAACGATCCAGATCCAGAATATGTAGTTTTTGAAACATACTTAACGTCATAAGAAATAACATTATATTGATTAGCAGTATTTAATCTTGGATCACCTGCGTAACTTATAGATCCACTAGATATATCTCCATAACAAAATTCATTGCTATAATAACAAGCATTTGGTTGTATCCAAATTGATCTATTTGTATTAGATCTGTCGGTTTGATGCCACCAAGTTCCATAATCATTATCAGTAGTTTTTCCTAACATTGAAATAGTAAAATTTCCATCAAATACTGGAAGAACTGGATGAGTTATTGTGGCTTTTCCACTACCTACACATCTTGAGTCCCCAGAATATCCACTTCTTAAAAATATTCCGCTAGATGTCCAAGTTGCTTGACCTGAATTAATTAAGTTTCCATCATATCCAGTCCTTAATCCATAAACTTTTGTGCCAGTTGTAGCATTATATCCAGAATTTAATAAATAAATATTAATAGTATTATTCCAAAGATTAAGATCTTTTAATCCAAAAATAAAATTAGTAATATTAGTTTGAATACTTGAATTTGTAATTCCTACTCTTTGAATATAACTTAATGCATCTGGATCAGTTGTGAGTTGAATATATCCACTAGATGTTATATCTCCAGATATATTTAAATAACCATTTCCATTTAAAACTAATTGTATTAAACTCATTTTTTCTTTCCGTATAATTCTTCTGTAACATCATAAGCTGATCCACTAGTTGGAGTTTCTGGATATTTAGTAGATAATTCTCTGCTCTCATAATTAGGTTCTGAGCAACTAATTAAAAATAATAAAGGTAATATTAATATTAATTTTTTCATCTTATTGAAAACTTTCCGTAATTTTGTCTTTGTATAATTGCTCCAGAATTCACTGATCTTCCACCTGCGAGATTATTATAATATCTTAAATAAATAATTTCGCCAATATTTATAACAGTATTTGTTGCATCTGCGCCTGCTGCTGTTCTCCATCCCGCTCCAATACCTGTTTTACGATAATATAATACATTATTTATATACAACAAATCTGCTGTAGAAAATGTTCCTCCTCCTGTAAAATCTCCAATATTAAAAACTGTGCTTATTGTATTAACTGATCCACCTTGAAATATATATGTATTATTAGGATTATAAATTTCAGTACTTTGATTGTTTATGTAAAGTGGTTCTAAATAACTAAGGCTTGGATTTTGTATTTTATTATTTCCTTTTAAATCATTTTCTGTGAATAATGATAAATTATATCCTCCGCCAAGACTAGTCATAACAGAATTAATTGCATCTATATAGTAACCTTCGCTTCCTCCCAATGCAATTGAAGTCCTATCGCTAATTGAAAAAGTAAGTAATAAAATCATTTTATTATTAAAAACAAAACCTGCTGGTTTACCAGAATCTACTACTCCTTCCCAAAATTTATATCTTTGAGGATTATCTGAATAACGTACTTCCCCCATATATTGAGGAAAAACTAATCCATCATTAAAATAATAATAACCAACATAAAAATATTCTCCAATTAAAGCTTTGTTTTCTTGATCTAACCAAATAACAGGAATAGTATCAGAATATGATACTAAACTAGCTAAATTAAAATTTGCAACTTTACAAAAATTCACACTCGATGGAAGATCTGAATCTAATAATCCAATTTGAATATCAGTTGTATCGGTTGTAGTAACTCTTTGCGAAGTTGTAATTGTTCTAGTATAACAATTGTTCTCCATATCAACAAAAATTAATGTTGATGCATTAGATGGAAAAGCATGACTTGATCCAATAATATGTCGTGGGCTTATCAAAGTCCCTCCATAATAAGTTCCAAAAGCGCTATTCCAAGGAGAAGCTGGAGATAAATTTATATTTTTTGCCCAGCAAGTTGTGCTTCTAACATAAACTGGACTTACTCCACCATTTGGAGTTTCTGTACTAAATATTTGTTTTGTTGAAGCGTTGCCATCTAAACCCACTATAGGAGAATCTATTCCTATAGATAAAGCTTTTTTTATTGAAAATGTACCTTGAATTGGCATACAAGATGTTACACGCTTAATGATTCTTCAATTAATTTAGCTTCTGCATCTCGTCGTCTACTCATACCCTTTTCTATGCTACCACCAATCCATATTCTTTTCATATTTCTTATTTGATTAGCTATAAAAGATAAAGCTTTTTGATCAAAAGTAGATGTTATTGCCATACCATCTCGTATTAATTTCATTTCGCGGCGACGATCACCTTCTAATGCATTTCCTCTATTAAATACAAGACTAACTAATCCACCTTTTGCATCTTCTGGCAGATTATCGAAATTAGGAAAAGTTTCTTTTGTTAAATTCCAGAACTTTGTTACTGTTTTATTATTAAATACTTTTAGTGCAAGATCCCAAGGTATACTAATATCTTTTAATCCTCTTACGAGATTCTTAGCATTGTATCCTTTGATGCCAACAACTTTATATAATCTATCAAAAACTTCTTTAGGAAGATCTTTCCAGTCTTCGCTAAATTCAGCTTTATTTACATAACCCAAATCATAACCCACACCAATTGTAACTCCACTTTGACCTTCTGGCCAAGTAGGATTTTTTAAAAATTTATTATAATAATTTTCGCCTCCGCCAACTTCAAATTCAAGAATAAGATCTAAGGATTTTTTTGAGAGCATTTTTAATTATTAACTTTATCTATAACTTTATCTACAATATTATCTTGAGGAACTTTTTCTTTTAGCCAAGAGTTTAAGACTCCAAAATAAACAAGATGTTCACTATCAATAATATATAATTCATTATTAAAATTATCTTTATAAGGTTTGATACCAGAGTCAGCTTTTAATTCTATTGCTTTTTCTTTTTTAAATTTAATCTTATACATGGCAATTAAATTATTATATCTCTCACGCGCTTGAGGAGTAATTAATGCATCGCCTCCAATAAAAGAAATTAATCCACCATTATCTTTTTGATATTGTTTTGGAGTACTTGCATCATATGAAGATTTATCATCTTCTATTTTGTTTGGAGTTACAGTAGCGCAACTAACTAAAAATAAATTAAGAACTAATACGCTTGCGAACTTCTTCAAGATTTTTCTCCTGTACTGCTTTTTCTATTTCACTCTGGTAATTAACTTCTTTTTGAGCTTCTTGACGCTCTTTCATTTCTTTTGTATTCTTCGCGCCGAATACATTATTGATTGCTGCGAATATTCCAGATACTGCTGATAGTAATGCTTGGAGTATTCCAGTTGGCATAATTATTCTACGTAACTTGCTGTAGCATCTTTACATCCAGATGCAATGGCGTTAAGCACCTTGATTGCAAGTGCGGTATTACCATCTAATCTTGCAAATTGTTGAGCGTAAATATCTTTGATAACACTAACGTAATTTACCCAATGAGTTTTTTCTTCTGGAAGATAATCAGTTAATGCTTTTTGCAATTGTTCTGGAGTTGGAGCAGTTCCAACTGTTAGTCCTTCCACGATAGTTGCAACATGATTAATCATTTTAGCTTTTTCTACACGATCATTTGCAGAAAGAGCTTGATCTAAAACAACAGTACAAGCAAGAACGACTGCTGGTTTAACATATGGCAGCGCATTTGAAACGCTTGTTGCTGGATCAACTTGACCAGTTGGAGTTGTGGCGCAAGCACCAAGAAATACGCTCAAAAGAGCAACTGCGGCTAATTGTAATTTATTCATATGTTTTCTCCATTTGTTCTGTCTTTTGCTTCAGTTGTTTGAGCTACTGTTCCGCCAGTAACTGCTGCATCTTTTACTGTTAATGCAAAAATAATACCAGATACAACTGCAACTAATTTTGAAATTCCAAGAATATAAACTTCTGCTTGATCTGGAAGAAATGCTACTAATGAAGGGTCAGAATGAATTGCTATTGCAGTACAAACTGCTACAACTGTGGCTATTCCAGATGAGCTAGATCTCCAATTTGGGCCAAATATTTTAGATAGCATAGTCTTCATATTCTATTACACTATATTATATGGCCTAATATGCTATATATCAAAAATAACTTAATATCTCTTTTGGATCAAAAGCTTTTAATAGATCAACATTACATTGATGAGGTAAGCCGATAAATTCTTGCTCTGCAACAATACCATCAATTGGATGGTAAAATGTTTTGGATGTATCTTTTGCTATGATATTTTTATTTGTTGTATATCCTAATTTATCTGGTCTTGTTCCAACCCAACAAACTACTGATTTTAAATCGAGAGCTGTTGCAGCGTGTTGAGCATAAGAATCAATAAGCAATCTATTTTTAGAAATACTAATTAGCGCGAAATTTTCTCGCCAAGGAATTGATAGTTGTTCTGCGCCATCAAATTTTAATTGATTAGGTCTGCAGAGATGATAAATATGATACTTTCTACTTAATTCTTTTACTAAACCTTCTGTTAAAAATGGAGGCAAATCTCGTGACCAACTATAATTATTATTTGGTTGACCTTCTGCTCCACCATTAGATTGTAATACTAAAATAGGTTTATCTTTTTGATACTTCATTGAGGCATCATAGATTTCAACTTGATTTAAAAATAATTTTGGTTTTTCATTGTTATATTTTAATCCAAACATTTCGCACCAAGATCTAATTAAATGTTTATTTTGTACAACATATTCGTTGCTCTGATAAACTTCGTTACCAAAAAACAAAACATCCTTATCTTTGATAAAATCTTCATAAAAATATTGAACTGTATTTGATCTATAGATTCTGTAAACAAAAGGATTATTAATAAATACCTCTGGATAAACACAGATTACTATTAATTTTCTATCTGGATGATTTTTAGTTATGGCTTCTGCAACTGCTGTGGAAGCTATATGTTTTCCAATTCCGCCTTGAACAAAAAATACTACGCTTTTCATTTTGTATTTCTCCAAAATTCTAAATTAGTATATTGATTTGCTACATCACCAAGTATTTGATGAGCTTTATGTGGTACTGGTTTTACCACAGATCGTATAGTATGAAGATCTTTGATTCGGTGAATATTATCATCATCTTCTTTTGTTACTTGTACTACATTATTAAAATCATGTTTATAATATTCTAGATTAAGAAAATCATAAATATTTCTTATTGTTTGCTCTGGATTATTTGTAAGATCATCAAATTCCATGAAAAATAATCTATCCTTATGGCCTCTATCAATAGCATCTTTTAATCTATTAAAAGCAGAACCTAGTGGTTGACCTGCTTCTGCCCAAAGTTCGCAACGGCCCTTAACTGTGAGAGATTTTTCGTAATTATTTTGCTCTATATTCCATTGACTTTGACCAGTTGTATTGCGCCATAACATTTCAAAAGAAGCAAGAATTTCATTGATATTTCTTACTGTGCAAATCATTTTTGCTTTTTTATCTAGTGCAAATTCAAGAGTTTCTATCATAGATAACCAGCCGCGACCTTTATCAAATATGATATTTTTATCTGTTAAATGGTAAGAATTTAATACTACCTTTAAAAGGTTTTTTAATTGACTTCTATCAATACCTTCTGCTTGATGCTCTACAATTCGATCCCATTGATTTCGTATTGAAAATAATATTTCAACACAACCGCTAGTAGCTTTACTTACAAAAATTTCAGGATTTTGAGCTAAAATATTGCAAAGTAATGTTGATCCTGATCTAGGCAGACCAGATATAAAGAATACTTCTTTTGAGGACATCTCTTATATTATAAGATAAGATATTTAAAATATCAAGTTTAAAATTATTTTTATAAATTATATTTTGATTTTAATATATTAAAATTAAATAAAACTTCAGCATCAGATAGTGGTCTATTATAAATTAAGCTATTATAAATTTTTACATTAGGGGAAGTGCCACCTCCAAATTCACTTGAGTACCCTAAGTCAATAAAATTTTGAGCATTTACATTTCCTGCTGAGTGTGGAGAACGAGTTGATATTAAAACTCCATTAATATAAAATTTAAAAACACTACCATTTATTGTAAAACCAATAACTTTTTTAAATGGATAACTGCTTATGCCATCAGTAATTTCGTCTGAAAGAGTGTTGCTATCATTAGATATAAAAGCTGATATAAGATTTTCAAAAGAACTATATGCACCAATAGTCATTCCACCAATAGATCCATTCATAGAAGTCATTATTACTGGATACTCAGCAGTACTTGGGACTTCTGCTGTAACCATGAAAGTTACAGAATTAGTAATATTAGTATAACTCCTAGTGAAATAAACTCTTGATAAAATACCATTCATATTAAATGATTTATCAGGAAGAAAACTTACATTACTTAATGTACCAACTCCATTTATAGTAGTTAAATCATTGCATGTTGATCCAGAGCCAGAATAACAAGAAGGATTAGATGGATCAACGTGAAAAACTAATCCGTTTGATATAACAGATTGTTTTAAACTCGAACTTACTACTCCACAAGGCGCAGCTGTTAAAATCATGAAGTTGTATTTCCGTACATTATGTAACCATTACTTCCAGTATGTAATAATGAAATTGTTGCAAATTGTCCTGCTGTTTTATATTGGCTGCTATAAGAACCAATTGTAATTCCAATTCCAGAACCTGTGATTTGGATTTGTCCAGCGCCAATTTGAATTATTGATGTATTAAATCCTGTTACGTTACCACTAGCAATAACTCCTGTTATTGTAGTAGCTGAATTTGCTAATATCATTTCGCCGTTATAAATTCCGCTAATTGGGAAATTAGCTGTTACATTATTTAAATCTGGAACAGCGCCGAATACTTTCTTGTCAGCAAAGTATACTCCGCTTGAGAAATCTATTGTTAATGAACTTGGACTATATGAATATTTATCTCTAGCTTCACCATCTCCTAATATAGTGGCAGAAGTATGACCAGTTAGAATAACATTATACCTCCCACCTAAAATAGTTGAACAATCCCCATAGATAGAATTAATTGATCCACCAATAATAGTTGATTGCAAACCAGAAATATAATTAGAACATCCTCCCCCAATAGTACTTGAAGTAGAGCATATGTTTATTCTATTGCAAAGTCCTCCACCTATTGTAGTATAGCTACTAGCGCTACCACTTATACTATTAAGTTGTCCACCACCAATTGTACCATTTAATACAGAGACAATACAATTACTGCATCCACCAGCAATAACTCCAGCTGAACTTGATCCGCTAATAAAATTAGAAATTCCACCCCCAATAAATGAATAGATATTTACAGAAAGTCCACCAGTAATTAAATTACTTCTTCCTCCTGCTATAGTTGAGTAAGCATGAAAAGTTCTATTGCAGATTCCACCTCCAACAGTAGAGCATGCACTTCCTGCTACATTTAATGCGCCTCCACCAATAGTTGCATCTATTGCAAGAGTAGTATTACAAAGTCCTCCAGCTATTGTAGACCTTGCACCACAACCAAAATTACAAGCTCCTCCTCCAATAGTAGCATAATAATTATTAGCAAAATTACAAGCTCCTCCTCCAATAGTTGTGCCATAATTAAGACTTGAACTTGTCGAAATACAGTTAGAAAGTCCACCGCCAATTGTAGAATAACAACCAGATATAAAATTGCAATTTCCACCACCAAGAAAGCTAAATTCACCACTTATAGTATTTAGATTACCACCAACAATTGCTGATCCACTTGTTGTTCCAGAATATATATAATTATTTGTTCCACCAACAATAACTGATCTATCTGTTTCAATTGTATTGCGAGCTCCACCACCAATAAAATTATAAGCTCCAGTTATAGCATTTCTTTCTCCACCACCAAGAAATGAACAAGTACCAATATTACCAAGATTGCATATAGTATTAGTATGTCCACCACCAATAACAGAATAACTTGCGCTATCAAGTTTATTAAATAATCCAGCACCAATAAATCCGGCTGCAGAAAAACATGTTATAGTATTACATCCTCCACCATTAATAGCTGCATAACTTGAATTTCCAGTTATGCAATTAGTACAACCACCACCAATAAATGTATAAGCTGGAGTATTTGTATTTGTGCCAGTAATTAGATTATCCATTCCACCTACAATTGATGCGCAACGAGGTAAAACTTTATTTCTATATCCTCCACCAATAAATGAACGATTTCCATTAGAAATAACATTACAGCATCCTCCGACTATTATTGAATGAGCTGCGCAAGAATTATTAACGCCAATTATTGAATTAGCTCCTCCACCAACTATTACTGAATTACATCCAATTGTATTATTTTGCCCTCCTCCTCCAATAAATGCAGCAGAACAGGTAGTTATATAATTATTTGATCCTCCACCAATAAATGAAGCACATCCTGTAATAGAATTAAAAAATCCACCAACAATAGTTGAAAGATTATCTAATGGAGCACTTGTATAAATATAATTCTTATAACCACCACCAATAAATCCAAGATCTTGAGCTACGCAATTTTTATATCCCCCGCCAACAAAGCTCTCTCTTCCACTAGCAAAATTTCTTGTGCCACCCACAATTGCTGTTCCACTAGAATATCCAATATTACAACTTCCTCCGCCGATAGTTGAACTATATCCTGTTGCGTAATTTCTATATCCTCCGCCAACATTTGAATAGGGTCCTAGTGCACAATTTCTATATCCTCCACCAACAGTTGAGTAGTTTCCTGTTGCACAATTTTCTTGTCCTCCACCAATAGTTGATAAGTTTCCTGCTGCGGAATTACCATATCCTCCGCCAATAGTTGAAGAAATTGATTTTGCTTTATTAAGACATCCTCCGCCAATAGTTGCATGGGTTGCTGCTACATTAAAACTTCCTCCAGCAACAGTTGCAGAAATTCCTGTTGCACAATTAAACCTTCCTCCGCCAACATTTGCATAGGTTGCTGTTGCGCAATTACAAGTTCCTCCACCAACAGTTGAGTAGTTTCCTGTTGCACGATTATAGCATCCTCCACCAACATTTGAATAGCCACCAATAGAACAATTATATTTTCCTCCACCAACATTTGAATAGCCACCAATAGAACAATTATATTTTCCTCCACCAACATTTGAATAATTTCCTATTGCAGAATTACCATATCCTCCACCAATGCTTGTATATTTATTTTGTGTAACATTACATCTTCCTCCTCCAATAAATGAAGTATCTCCTAGCGCACGATTACAAGCTCCCCCACCAATAACTGAAATAATTCCAGTAGCAGTATTACAGCTTCCACCACCAATAAAACTAAAACAATTTGCAGCATGATTATTTCCACCTACTATAGTACCAAATACTCCACTTACTTTATTATTACTTCCACCAAGAATATTTGAACAATTTCCAGATGCAAAATTACTTTTTCCTCCAACAACATTTGAATAATTTCCAATTGCACAATTCCCACAACCACCGCCAACAAATGAATTGTTACTTGCGATATTACGATTTCCTCCTACAATAGTAGCTGTGCCAGTTATTATATTACTAACTCCACCACCAATAATTGAATTTAATCCAGATATAACATTTGATATTCCACCACCAATAAAGTTTTGATTTCCACTTATAATATTTGTTCTTCCACCTGCGATAGTTGAAAAATTACCAGAAACATAATTTCCACTTCCCCCACCAATACCATTGTAAGTGCCAAATACAAGACTTTCTAATCCGAAAATTCCAGAAGTTGCATTAACTCTAATAGATGTTATTCCAGAAGCACTAATATCTGCTATTTGTTTGTCTATAGTTGTATTATCAACATGAAATTTAATAACTTTACCAGTTGTTTGAGTTCCAATTGTTAAATTTCCACCATGAATATAAAGATATCCATCACCACTCGTACCAATATTATAATCGGCTTGATTGTATCCACTATTATTAATTCCAAGATCAAGATAATTTGTTGAATCACTTCCTGCGTTACTTGTGATAACAAGATCTGATGATGCTGCTGTGCCGCTTGCTTTATTTTGAATATTTAATTGAATATAAGTATTACCACTACCAACAACAGAAAATGGATTAGATGTTAATGGAGTATAAGTTGCACTATTCGTCGCTACTATAACATTTCCATCTGTGATTGTTACGTTTGTTCCAGATAATGAAAGATCATTAACGCTATTTAAATTAATTGCATTAAAAATTCCTGTTCCAGAAATAATTACGTTATTAGCAAAAGTTTTAATTCCAGAAATAGTTTGATTTCCAGTTAAATAAACTACGTTGCCAGTTACAGTTCCACCACCTCCACCACCAGCCACTTCACCACTTAAAATAATTCCTGTTCCATTTACTGTAGGTCTAGGTCCAAGAATATTAAGCTGTACGCCACTTAAATTTATTTGACTAAGGTTGTTTATGCTTAATCCAGTACCACCATTATATGTAATGGTATATTGATTAGAATTAATTACATTTTGTACAACTCCACTGAGTTCTGATTGGTTAATCTGTTTGACTCTAATGAAATTGTCTGCCATACCTTATTCCTTTGAGCTATTATCTTTACTGTGATAAAGTATACTAGCTATATAAGTATCTACACCATGTTCTGCTGCAATTGTTTGAATATCTGAAATTTTATCAAGATTTTTATCTTTAGGATTCTTTACGTATTCATCTACTACAGTATCCCAAGCTTCTGGATTTTCATTTGAAGCAATAACTTTAACTATTTCAAATGCAACTTCTTTTTGCTGTTTAGACAACTTACGGAGAGAATGTTTTTCTCTTAAAGAGGCTTCTACTTTTTCTTGCAACTTTGAAGCAAGCACGAAATTATCTTTAATTTTTTCTATACTAAATAGTGAAGCTTTAGATTGTTTGCCTTGACCTTTCGGATTAATATTTTTTGTACTTTGAGGAATTCCTGTTGATCCAGATGGTCTTCCGGGTTCTGAACCCATTTTAGCTCCACCAATAAGTGGTTGATAAAGACCCTGATCTTTTAATTCTCTAAATTTTTCTTGAGAAGTAATTGATTCTTCATTTTCTGGTAGTTTACCAGATTCAATCGCAGTAATGCCTTCTTCTGGAGTCAAGATTCCAAGTTCCATTAGTCTTGTATAAATTCTAGAATATTGAACATCATCTTTAAGATCAATATCTTCAAAAAATGGAGTTGGATAATTTTTAAAACCAAGATCTCTGCTAATTCTTCTGATTTCTGGATACAAGAAATTATTCAAGAAAGCTTCTCTAGCTTGTTTTAATCTTTCGATAAATACTTGGACCTTCATGCTTCCATTAGCAAACTTATCATTTCCAATAAGGATATTATTTAAACCAACTAAAATATCTCTATCAACAACTTCATATTTTTCTGGTCCCATTAAATTACCAATATCTGGAATTACAAATTGTGCTTTTGTTGTATAGTCTGCAATTAGAACACGACCAATACTTTGATTGGTGAATAATCCTTGCATCGCTTCAAGATTCTTTTGATTAACTCCACCTTTATCCGGATCTGTTCCCATTGTTACTAATAAAACAATTTGTTGTAATGAGCGAGCAACAGCCATATCCATCTTTTTCATTTCCGCTTTCCAATTAATATCTTCAAGAACTGGGAATCCCATTGGAACTGCAAATGGCTCATAATCTTGCTTTTTATAAAATACAGCGCAAAGTCTATCGCGATCTAGTGGCAAGGTCAAAATACCAACTCTAGTTTTTGTAATAAGTTTTTGTGTTTCTGGTGGCAGACTTTCCAAGACTTCTTTATCTTCTGGAGTCTTTGGAGCTTTTAATCTTTCCAATTCGTAATCTGTTAAGATTTTATAATATCTTCCAACTGAGAAATTAATTGTTCCACCAATTTGAACGTCAGCAGGATTAATGATATTATATCTTGCTGGCAACATAACATCCGCAGCTTTAGCAGATAATCCGAAAGTTTGAGTAATTCTATTAACATCTTCTGGTTTAATTTTTGTATCAAAACGATAAATAAATACATTGCCACTTCGATAATATTCACGGAAAAATTGATCAAGCAAATCAAATATATTTATTTTCTTTAACCATGCGCTAAAGAAGTCTCTGCTCTTTTGACTTCCGCCCTTAAAGTAAATATTACTGCAAGAAAATTCTGTCATCAAATCAATAGTATTTCTGAATACTGCAAAGTTATAATAGCATTTTTGACAAAGAATGACCGCATCACGGACATTCATATTAGAGCTATTTGATATGCCAGTTGAATATCTAAAAGGGATTAATCCGCTATCAATATTTTTGTATCTATCTGTTCTGATAATATCAGCTGATGCGTTTCTTCTAGTTTGGGTATGAGAGGCATCCATTGAATCAGAGCCATAAGCGGCCGCTTTAGTCTCATAAGTAGAGGCATCTGACACCATTAGCGGTTGGATTTCTTCACTTTTTACGATTTTTTCTTCTTTTTTAGATTTTTTAGCCATTTTTATTCCTAAATATTACACATTATCTGATCATAATAGGCGAAAAAGTAGCTTCTGCCTGTACGATTTGAACGGTCATCATATCATTATAGCATTTTATAGCCCAATTTGCTAACATAAATGCTGAATAATTATCTTTTCTGGCTTTATTTGCTGATGCGCTTCTTTTTAAATGTTGGGGTAAATCAAAACTTTGAGTACCACGGCTAGTAGCTGAATGTTCAATTAATACGCATTGTTTTTTTGTCTGATATATAAAGTCGTCTTGATTTTCAATAAAGTCTAAAACCGTCCAATCCTTCTTATCATCTACTTTCATTAAATCGAATGGTATATTTAAACCTACTGTTTGATTAAATGAGGCTTCGTCTGAAGCTGTTCTACTTGCAAACCATACTCTTTTATAATCAATGCAAGCTTGTAGGTATTCATTTGCTTTACGAATAAATGTGCTTGTGAATACTTGATTAAAAGCTATTCTTTTGTCATCTAAATTATATTTATTTTTGGCGTTTTTAATCATCAAGTCATAATCTACGCCCTCTAAATCTGAATCTATATCTAATGTTTTAATTTCTAATTTGCTATCTTTAAATAAGGTGGATTGATTACATGCAGATAGGAATGTATCTGCACCAGCGTTATCAAGAACCATAAACACAATATTAAAATTAGTTAAAATATAATAAAGATAATTAACATGATTTTTTAAATTACCAAGACCTGCATAAGTATGAACTAAAATACCTTGACCCTTTTCTTCGTCTAATTCCATAACTGCCATAGCAAAATAATCTGCATTAGGACTGTCACTCATATTAGGATCAATGCCAAGAATATATTTTTTCTTAGGATCGCCCTTCATTAAAGTATGAGGTGCTTCTCCAGTTTTTAATGTACATTCTTCCATCTTCTTTGCGTTAAAATAACTATCACTACCATCTGTGAATTGCGCGCAATATTCTCGTAAGAATCCACTATGACTTGACCCACCAGCTTGAGCTTCTTCAATAATTGTTTTGTCAATCATTTCTTCTGGAAGAGCTTCGTAACTTAATTGACTAACAAAATATGTGGCTTCACCTTTTTCTGGACTATTAATTTTCTCGCACCATTCATTATAAGTTTTATAAAGATTTTCAAATGTATAGCTTGCAGATGAAAGAGCAATCATCTTACTTGTATTTTCAAATACCATTCTATCTTCTTCTTTCATTATTCCTTCTGATATTAACTTGTCTTCAAATTCACGAATCTCCATTCGCTCTTTCATGTTCTGTGGTGCTACTAAGAATGGCATTAAAACATTTTTGATAATTTCTTCTGGAAGCAAAAGGAACTCATCAAGCACTAAAATGTTAGCTCGGAAGCCTCGAATCTTTTCTCCATTAAGAGGAATAGCAACAATGCTGCCACCATTAATTTGCCATTCAAATTGATCATTTCTTTTAGCTTTTGCACCAAAACATTGAGCTAATAATTCTGCTCCTTTACTATCTACAATTTTTTCTAGATTATTAAAAATAAAACGAGCAGTTCTAAATGTTGGACCAGCAATTAAAATTTTAGTATTAGGTTCAAATACACATTGAAGAAAACAAAATACTGCCGCCATAAATGATTTACCACAACCACGACCAAAGACGCACATATTAAAATTTCTATTCATTAAAGCTTTAAGATGTAATTCTTGATATGAAGCTAACTTAACTCCGCTAATAAGTTCTGTTGTAAATCCTAAGTTAGCTCTTAAAAATTTTGCAAGACTTATTTTAGCCTCTTTATCATTAAGAAACCCTTTAAGTTGAGATAACTCAGCATTAACATCCTTGACTTCTCTTAAATATTTATCTGGACAGTATATCATAAAAGTTTCATGTCATAAGCTAATTGAAGATCTATCTTCTTGTAAAAACAATTACTTGCAAAAATAGATTCAATTATTCTAGTCATCTCTCCTCTACCATCAACAAATAGAAATTGTAAATTATCATAACTTTGTAAAAGCTCTCGCACATTATGAAATATATATTCTGGTGTTGCTTTTATTTTTTTACTAATATGAGGAAGATATTGAAAACTTAGAGCGCTAGTTAATTTTTCTTCTACCATAACAATGATATAAGAGTTATTTTTTTTAGCCTTCTCAATTTCATTTTTAAATCTATCAAAGTTCTTGACGCTAAGAGTACTAATAAAATCGCTAAGACTTTTTCTTTCTATAAAACATCCACAATTATCATTTGAGCAAGCGTAATCTCCAAATCCAAGAGTCTTAATTTCAAAAGGCGTATTGAATTTAAGCCAGCTTTGCTCACGAGTATCAACATAGATTGTATATTTGTTTGTTAATTTATTTTTGAAATGATCTTCTACAAGATTAGGATGAATGAATTTATTCTCTAGACCGATAGATGAACAAATGTCATAATAATCTTTAAATATAGTATTATAAAATATAATAGATGGAGCCATGATTGTTCTAAGCTCAACTTGAGTTGGTGAATATGTAAGATTTTTAACTTCTTTTCTTTTGATTAATAATTTTTTACAATACTCTTCAGCTTTCTCTGGAGTTTGGGCTTTTAACCATTTCTTCATATTATTCTTGTCATTGAAATCGCTATTTAAATATTGTTCTTTAGTTTTAAAATTAATTAACTCATTGGTTAATAAGTCTCTACGCTCAAAATACTTTTGATAGTATTTAACTTTGTTGAGGCCATATCCTTTTAAAGCCATATGAAGAGCTTTATCATCTCTAAATTCTTTACCATCAACTTTACATATAACTGACATAAATTATCCGTTCAATATTTCGTCTCTAGATATTCCTAGTATTTTGCATTTAACTTCTTCCATTGTAGATAGTCTGTCGATTTCTTTTTCTAAAACTTCCTTTCTCATTTCAGCCATTTTTAATAGTTTTGCTCTACTTTCTTCTTCTTTCCACATCTGAACAAGATTAATAACTGAGGCTGTTTCTTTAACTTGTTTACTAAGTCTTTCGCTACGCTTTACTTTAAGATCATTATTTAATTTTTGTTGACGATTAACGCAATCGTTGTACTCTTTGCGAGCAGTATTGCTTGCTTCTACAAGAGCCATTGGAATTTTACCATCTTCTTGGATTGCTATATCAATTTGATCTTGTAATATAGTAATTGTTTGTTGAATATTAGAAGATATTAATACTTCTGTGCAAAGTACAATATATTGATCAACTTCTTCTTGAGTTAAGTCTCCCTTATTGTATGTATATCTTATAAAACTACTTTCAAATAATTCGCGGTCTGGTTCATTATCATAAAGATTAATTTGATGAATAAATCTATGAGTATTCATATAACCAATAAGTGCATTAATTTCTCTTTTTTGAGCGTGAGTTATTTTTGTTTTATCAATACCGTCAAGAACATATTTATTAATTTTTGCTATAGTTCTTTCTTCGCTACGAGGTGGTTTATAAACTCCATTAACAACTTCTTCATTTTCAGTATTATTAAATTTTATATTACTTGGTATAATTTTCATATATTCAAGAACGCTTCTTGTTTCTTGAGATAGATTTGTTAATGTTTCATTTTTAAATAAAATTTTTGCCATCTCTAATCCAGTCATTGTATGGCAATTGTTACTAATATATTCTTTTTGATCGTTATCTAATTCTTTGAGACCTTTCGCTTGATATTCATGGCTTTTTCTTGGTTTAATAGATCTGGACGCTAAAAATTCCTTAACAGCTTTACCTTCTTTACTTCTTCCATCAAGATCATCTCTATCAAAAGCTAACTTAACCAATTCAACTAATGATGGTGGATTATCTGGACGATTATTCCATTCATTCAATAATTTTAATTGTTGCTCTTCTGTTAGTTCTGGTAAATTTTCGCTCATATTAGTGGATATCTATATCTCCGTTATAGAGATGTTTTTTAACTTTTACTATAATAATCTTTTTAATATTTTTAATTTGTTTATATCCTGCGATTCTATTCTTTTCGCTTGTTCTATATCCCATTAATTTTGCTGTTTGTTCTTCATCTTTACCTTCGATGTATAAGTGTTGATATACTTTCCATTCAATTGGCTTTAAAACTTTTTGCATTTTAGTATGAATATTCTCTGCGGTTTTTTCCATATTAAAATTATCTGTTGGTTTGTCATTAATTTCTTGATGATGATTTTCTATGCTAAGAGTTAATTTTGTATCGTGAGCATTCTTTTTACTCTTTTCCCAATTTGCATATAATGGACAATTATTACATTGACTAGAATAAATAGCGCAACCATCATCTCCTTCGGCCGCTGCACATTTAAGACAAGGGCGGGTAAAATTACTATAATTATTTCTAATTAAATTCTTAATTTGGTTGCTTATGATTCTATTAACCCAAGGCGCAAGAGGTTTTTTAGGATCATAAAGATGCCATTTCTTATAGATATGTATTCGCAGGATTTGCGATACATCGCTAAAATCCATCCAATTAATTGCTGTTAAATTCCATTTATTTTTTCTTTTAATAATTTCAGAATTTATTGAATCAATTAAGCTCTCAAAGGTTGGCTTTTTAGCCATCTTTGCGTCCTCGTGAGGAACGTATGCATCCAGCTTCTCTTTGGAAGTCTTCTAAAAATTTCTTTCGATCTGCTTTTGTTACTGTTTTACCTTTAATCTTTTCTCTTTTTTGCGGACTTCTTGCGCTACCAATAATATCTCCAATTTTAGTTTTAGATTGAGTTGTAGCATGTCCTTGGTCAATTTCAACATCTAATCTACGAATTGATGGCATTTTAGTAACATCATCTTCTTGATCATCAAAATCAGGATCTGTATCTTCATCTTGTGTGTTTGTTGCTTTTTGTAATCTTGGAGAAATCTTATTGGGTGCAACTGGTTTGTCGGCTGTTGGTTTTTGAAGCAAGACTTTATTAACAACTAGTTTATCAAAGGATGTTCCGCATGAACTGCAAAATTTTGGTTTAGAAGCTGAATAACTAGTTGGACTACCACATTCTGTACAATATAATTTTAGCATAATACTAATTATACTTAAAATTAATTAAAATTTCAATATTTAATTAGTGTAATTCTTCGAATTTTTCAATAATATAGGCCAAAATATCATTTCGCATAATATCTTCTCTACCAAATTTAAATGTATGAATACCTTTATCAGCGCTCTTTTTATCATCGAAAAGATTATATGTTTTTTCAAATCCACTATTTTTGATATCTGCTTGTCTAATATCTCCTATTAATATTAATTTACTAAATCTACCCATTCTAGTAGTAATTAACAATAAATCATGTATACTTAAATTTTGAGCTTCGTCACAGATAATGTAACTGGCATTAATACTTAAACCTCTTAAAAAACCAACTGGTAATCCTTTTACTCGTTCTTGCTTTAATAGCATTTCTACTTGATTGTTTGGTAATAATTCATGTAATTTATCCATTAATGGTTGTAGATAAGGATCTAATTTACTGTGAAGATCACCTTTAAGGAATCCTAAATTATGAGTAGAGCTTTCTACTGGGTTACGAACATAGAATATTTCACCTATTTTTTTACTATTAATTGCATTAAGAGCTGCATATACGCTAAGAAGACTTTTGGCTGTTCCTGCTGGTCCTTTACAGAATACCATTTTGGTACCCTTATCTTGAAGTAATTGAATAAATTTCTTTTGATTCTCTGTCCATTGTAGTTCGCGGATAGTTAGGAAACCTTCAATTTTATCTCTTTGAGGAACAGGGACTGATTTATCTTCTTTTTGCTTATGCTTTTTAGACATGCGACTTACATCTAAGTTTACACCATATTTTATATTTAGTGTAAATAAATTAACTGTGGCATATCTGAACGCAAACATACCTCCAATTGAATGTTACGTGCGTGGTAACTATCTAAGGAATCAAGAGGATAGTTTTGATAAAAAATATAAATGTTTAATTTTTGGAGTTACAAGTTTACCAAGTCAAGTTCCACTTTTTAATTTTCTTATGGAAGATGGTGGGATTTGGTGGCATGCACCTATAAACGCTTTTTGCTGGAAAGAAGATGCGCCAGATATGGAACTAATTGAACTAGAACTTTGGGATAGTTTTAGTTATCATATCTCCGTAACAACTTTTTATCTATTAGAAAATAAAGTAGTAAAATATACTGGACGAAGTGGACAAGAATATACTGGTCGTTATTTATTTACTCTTGATTGGGCGCATAGTGATTATAATGAATTGAATTTTGGATTTAGTCAAAAACCAGATCAGCATAAAGCTGGACATGTTATAAAACTTGACAATGGCAATTTCGCAATACAACCTAATAATAGAATCAAAGTATTCGATCCAAGCTTCGCAACAAAACAAAATGAACTATTGTTGCAAAGAAAAATAAACTCTCATATTTATACTGCTGAAAATAGCCCCAAATGGGTTACTGAAGATAGTGATAATTATGATTATAAAATACAGGAGATAAAATGAATCACACTATTAAGATAACTGATACAAATATTCTAGAGGGAGAAAAAGCTAATCCTCAAAACTGTGCTATTGCCAGAGCAATCAAAAGTAAAATGAAAAAGAAGATAACTAATGTATCTGTGCTACCAACTCAAGTTATTTTAACAATAGATAAGAAAATGTTTATTGCTAAAATGCCAAAAGCTGGCACTAATTTTATTAAAAGATTTGATCGTGGGCAAGCTGTAAATGCTTTTAAACTAGATTTAAAATTCAAAAAAGGCTTTGCTTTAGTTTAATCCAACAAAACAACTTCCATTACTGGAATTAATAATAGATTCTAGTTTTGGGTTTGGAGATTTATCAACGCTTCTAACATAGAGCTTGATATTCTTTTTCTTTATTGCTTGTTCTACTGCAGATAGACCTTCTAAACTTTCTGGATCTTGTAAATCAGAAAACCAATAAATTGCATCTACTCCACTTGACGCAAGAGATTGAAATGCACTTGTTGCTTGGCTTAAGGTTCCAATCGCACAACCATCAACATAACAAATAAGAGAATTAGGAAAGTTTGCTCTAATTTGTTTTTCTAATATTTCTTTGTATGGCGCCATGCTATGAGATACATCTAATATAACACCTAATTTTCTAGCCTCTATTCGGTTACCAAAAATTTCACCACTTTTAAAACCTAATCCATTATCTTTACCAAATCCGAATTTTCCTGCTCCACCATCATCTACATTTCCTGCGTATAAATTTTTGCCATTCTTAATAGATATTGAATTTTTATCTGAAACAAATTTAGCTGGATTAACAGGACTTGGAGATCTTATAATTGGTTGATATGCTACTTGACTCAAATCTGGTAAATCAATTATATCTGATGGTAGGTTTAAACCTTCTTTACCCATTTTGGTATCATTATCTGTGCTTTGTTCACCTTCTAGTGGTTCTTCATCTGGTGAATTGGGATGTTCTGCTTCTACAGTATATATTTTTGATTCTTGATTTTCATTATCTACTGAAGCTAAATAACGCCAATCTTGTTTTACTTCTATTGGTACGGTAAATGTTACATTTTGATTTATTATATAAAACCCTAGGATATGAATTAAAGCTGAACCTAATATAAGACTTTGGCGCTCATGATTTTTAAAATAATTAAAAGATTTAACTATTATAGTTTCAGATAGATTAAAAGATCCTTGTATAGTATTACTTACATCTTTTGTGCTAATATTAAATAAAAAGCTAAAAAGATAAGCTATTAAGAGCAATATAAAGACTGTTCCCATAGAGGAATAATACAATATATTTAGATAAAAATAAAGAATTTTTTGTTATTTTTTACTCTTCCAACTATCTCCTACGCCTAGCCTATTTTGGTCTGGCGCAACACAATATAAAGGCTTGGGCGCTGGTAAAGGTAAGGGCTTTTTATCAATTATAAGTATTGAGGGCTTTTCGGCGTTGGGTTGTTTGTTTTGAGTTGTTTTGTTTTTATAGGATAAGAAGTAAAAGAGGGTTCCTAATAATAAACATACTATTATTGATGATTTTATATCTATTTTCATATTGATAATAATTACACATAGCGGCCAAATAGATAAGGGTATATAAGAAAAGGGTTTAGGAGAAAAATAGCCCATCGGATTTTTTTACCTTGAAGATTATGTTATTTTAATTAGTTTATATTAGATTTAGAAAAAGAGGGGTATAGATAGGTATATATAGAATAACAATTATTAGAATAGGGGAGAATGATATAAACACCCCCACGCCCTTTTCGCTCAAGGAGGTTGCCTACTTTTTTCAAAAAAGGGGGGATATATTCTATAAAAATCTTGCCGATTATCTGTAAGTCATTGACTATCAGCGAAATTTAAATGGTAAATATCCCTTGCACTATTCCTAATCTGTGATAGATTACCTATATGAAGAAATTAAGCAAATATGAACAACTCATCGCAAACCTCAACAAGGCTAGCCAAGACCTTAAAGATGCCTCTACCAAGGCCATCGCAACCCTTGACGCTCACGCTAACAAGGTGGAAGCTATCCACCAAGAGGCGATGAATAAATAATTGTTGACGAAACTAAACCAGAAAGGCA